CACGCTGCACGTCGTCGTCGGCCAGCGCTCCGGGAAGTCGGTCCTGGCCGGACTCATCGGAACGTACGTCGAACACCGGATCCTGACGGTCGGCCTGTCCTCGCCGACAGGGTTCGGCGGCTCCCTGGGGCTGGCGCTGAAGGACCCGTTCGAAATCACCTTCCTCGCCTCGACGGACACCCAGTCGCAAGACACGATCTGGGCGAAATACACGGCCATCCGCGCCGAAAGTCCCTGGTTTCAGCGGTACGTGCCTTGGGTGAAGGACCAGGAACTCTCTCAGATGGTCCCCGAAGGCATGAAGGAGTGGGGCTACAAGGAGACGGACAAGCGGATCATCAACATGCACCCGCACGTCCGCCTCATCTGTAACTCCCTCAACTCGAACGCCCCGGGCCTTCGCGGCCGAACGCGCCCCGCCGCCTTCGCCGACGAGCTGTCGCACTTCGACCAGACCGACTCGAAGAAGTCGGCCACGGAAATCTACCGCGCGCTGGAGCGGTCCCTTCGGACGATCCGGACGCGCGTGACCACGCACGCCGGCCTGCCGTGGCTCGGGTGCATGATCTCCGTGACCAGTCCCGTGTCGAGGGAAGACAAGGGCATGGAGCTCCTCCGCGAGGCGAAGCGCGTCCCGCGGATGATGGCCGTCCACGCCGAGACGTGGAACTTCAACCCCGCCGAGCGCTTCGAAAACATGGCGGATGAGTTCGCCAAGGACCCGATCGGTGCCTGGCGCGACTACGGCGCGCGGCCGCCGGGCGCCGAATATCCCTTGATCCACGACGAGGCCCGCTTCAAGCGGCTCGCCATCGGCTGGGATCTCAAGCCGCGGGCGAATTTCCAGATCTATTCCCGGCAAGCCCCGACCGGCCAGCGCTACCTCGGGGCGCGCGCGGATGGGTATGAGTTCGTCAAGGACCGAACGCCGCGGTACATCGTCTGGGACGCCGGCCTCAACTGGGACGCCTTCACCGGTGCCTGCGCCCACGGCGAGTGGGTTCGAAACGACAAGACCGTCCGCGAGCTCGACGGCGCCGGCGACCGCCGGCGGCCGGTCGGGCCGGGCGGCGCCTTTGGCGACCCCGAGGACGAAGGCCGAGACCTCTGGGTCACCGTCTTCGACTGGATAGTCCGCATCCTCCCCGCGCCGGGGACCGAAGTGTGGTTCGACTCGGTCGTCGACATCATGAAGGTCGCGCGCGACAAGATGCACATCGCGCGCTGCGAGTTCGACCGCTGGCAGTCCTTCCCGATCATCCAGCAGGTCCGCGAGCTCGGCATCTTCTCCGAGATCCGCGCGACGAAGGACCAGGACTATGTCCAGTTCCGAGTCGACGCCTACGACGGCCGAATCCGGCTCCTGCCGCCCGGACCCGACGAGCTCGGCGCGTCCGAGTCGATCTTCGACTGGACGCTCGACCCGCCGGAGATGACGGCGCCTGCCGTGGCCATCTACGAGATCCTCGGCGCCCAGTGCGATCCGGACACGCACAAGGTCACCTTCCCCGAGAAGGGCCGGCGCCGAGGCTACGGCAGCAACGACGCCTGCCAGGTGGTCGTCCACGCGCACGCCCTCGTCCAAAAGGACGCCGTCGGCTACACCGACAAACACGACGATCGCTCGCTTCGGGCCGCCCGCCTCCGGGCGGAGGCGACCGGCCAGGGCTGGGAGACCCGCGGCGCGATCGCGCAGACGACGGCCGTCGGCCTGCGCCAGTGGAACAAGGGCCGAGGCTGGTGATGCGAGCGCGAGCGCGAGCACACGCCAACGGACACGAGCGCGAGCGCGAGCGCGAGCGCGTCACCTTGCTCGCAGGGAACTGTCTCGACGTCCTCCCCACGCTCGCGACGGCGTCCATCGACGCCATGGTGACCGACCCGCCGGCGGGCATCGACTTCATGGGCCAGGCGTGGGACCGGTTCACGCCGACCGACTTCCGCGAGGCCATGGCCACGGTCTTCCACGCGTGCTTTCGGACGCTGAAGCCGGGCGCGCACGCCCTCGTCTGGGCTCTCCCCCGGACGTCGCACTGGACCGCCTCCGCGCTCGAGGACGCCGGCTTCGACGTCCGCGACGTCATCACCCACCATTTCGGCGTCGGCTTCCCGAAGAGCCACAACCTTGACGGCGACTGGGAAGGCTGGGGCACCGCGCTCAAGCCCGCCTCCGAGCACTGGATACTTTGCCGGCGCGTCCTCGACGGCACCGTCGCCGAGAACGTCGCCCGCCACGGCACCGGCGCCCTCAACATCGACGGCGCTCGCGTCCGCGTAAACGGCGACCGGCCACTCAAAGTGAGAACCAAGGCAGAGCCGGGCGTGACTTTCGGCGAGGGCCTCCACGGCTCGGCCGCCGCCGGAACGACCAACGAAGGCCGCTGGCCGGCGAACGTGATCCTGTCGCACGCGCCCGAGTGCGTCGAGCTCGCCGGCACCCGCAAGGTCAGGACCGGCACCTCCGGGATCGGCAACGGTGAGAAGACAGTCGTTGTATATGGCCGCTGGCGTCGGCGCGATTTCATGTTCACGCACGGTGACGCGAATGGCCTCGAGGAGATCCCGCTCTACGCGTGCGTGCCGCACTGTCCAGTGCGCCAGATCGACGACCAGAGCGGATTCAGGCGGCCCGGCGCGATCCCGGCGCGGGCGAACCACGAACGGTCGAAGGCGTCTGTCGACTTCAGCGGCAGGAACGGCCACCTCGGCGGTCGGCGCCTCGTCCTCGACGGTGGGGGAGGCGCGTCGCGCTTTTTCTACGTGCCGAAGGCGTCGACGAAGGAACGGAATGCTGGCCTCGAGGCCAGGAACACCCATCCGACGGTGAAGGCCGTCGCGCTCATGCGCTACCTGTGCCGGCTGATCACGCCGCCGGACGGACTCATCCTCGACCCGTTCGCCGGGACAGGTTCGACCGGCATCGCGGCTTTGCTCGAGGGGTTTCGCTTCGTCGGCATCGAGCGTGAAGCCGAGTACGTCGCGATCGCGAAGAAGCGCCTGCGGGCCGCGGCGGCCGAGGCGGCGGAGGTCTGAATGCGGACGCGACGACGCCCTCGGCTCACCGCTTCCTTCTTCGGCCTGCGCCGCGGCATCGGCTTTTCGCCGGCGCTCGGCGAGCACACGGACGGCGTCTCGGCGGCGCCGACGATCCAAGACTCGTTCATCGAGGACCGCGTCCTCGAGCACGTCACGCTCGAGGACCCCTATGAGGAAGCCAACCCCCACCTCCTCGAGCGCCACGGTCAGCCGCCGGCACTCGGGGCGGAGGGCGGCTTCGCGAGCGAGCTCGTCCAGGAGCAGGATACCGTCGGCGGACCGAGCTCGACGTACGAGGACTGGGCCGAGTCGTACCCCGACGGCGTCCATCTCGGCCGCCGGGTCGCGACAGCACCGAACCTGCGGGCGCTGGTGCAAGAGTTCTTGACTGAGATCGGGTCGAGCTTTGACGTCTGCTCGACGGTGAGAGGGGCACACGGCATCTGCGATATCGCGTCCGAAGCCCTCTGGGAGTTTCTTCAAGAACGAGGCGTCGATGCGGAGATGGTCGTCTTCCGTGAACCTACCGTACCGCCAACAACGCGGGGCTGGCGAAATCGCGAGCTGCAATACATCACGCATGACGTCGTCCGTGTAGCCGACACGATTATCGACCTCACTGCGCGGCAATTCGATCGCCGTGCGCCGTTCCCGCTGATCGAACCAACGTCGCAATACATGCAGCGGTGGCGTCACTTGCAATATGCTTGGGGGCGACGTGAGAGGGAGGCCCGATGACGGGCGGCATCGACGTGTTTCCGAAGTGGGGCGACCCGCGGCGGCAGGCGGCTGCCGCCGGGGCCGGCGCGGGCGGCCGCGAGGTCATGCCGCACGGCATGACGCCGTCGGCGATCGAACAGATGCGCTCGCGGTTCGACAGCTTCCTCCCGAACATGTCGGGCATGGGAGCGCCGTACACGCGCGCCCGCGCCTTCTTCGACGGCATGCTCCCCGAGGGCGCGACCTTGGACCCGGGTGCTGGGAGTAGCTACCGGGCCGCGGCGATGGCGACGAACGCACGGGCGCGGGCGGGGGCGAGCGGCCGATCGCCGGGCGCCATCGGCGGACGGGCGGCAGCGTATAACATGCCCTATGGCGCGGTGCCGAACGCAGCGTCCTCGGGGGGTGGGTTTTATACTAACCAGAAACCCTACCAGCCTGAGTTCGAAAGCCCAGATCGCCAGAATTATCCAATACATAGAGCACTTGCCAATATTTATTGGCGGATGTTTTATAAATTGGACCCGATCATCGGCACGTGCATCGACATGTTCGCCGAGATGCTCTGGTCGAACTTCGAGCTCTCGGGAGAAGGCGTCGAGGGCGAGATCAAGGAAGCCCTCGAGCACATGTGCGAAATCACCGAGTTTCGCTCGTGGCTACCGTACTTCGTGAAGGAGTACCTGGTCATCGGGGAAGTCGCGCCGCACCTCTTCTGGTCGGACGACGAGGGCCTCTGGACCCATATCGCGCTCCACAACCCGGACCAGCTCGAGATCATCGATGCGCCCTTCCTCGACATGGAGCCGCTCATCGAGTTCAAGCCGGAGGAGAAGCTTCGCCAGATCCTCACGTCGAACAACCCGATGCTCAAGTCGGTCCGCGAGTCGATGCCGGAGGAGATCCTGTCGGCGTTGATCTCCGGGCAGAACATTCCGCTGTCGCCGATCAACTGCACGTTCATCCCGCGCAAGCTCCACCCGTACGAGATCCGCGGCACCTCGCTCATCGCCCGCATGTGGCGCATCCTGATGTTCGAGGACGCCCTCTTCGCCGCAGCGATTGCGATAGCTAGGAGAAACGCTGCACCGCTCAAGGTCGCGAAGATGGGGGATCGCGCAACGGGCTGGATCCCTGACCCTGCGCAAGAGCTGCGCTTCTTGGAACTCATTGCACAAGCGGAGCTAGATCCTGCAAGTTGGCTATGCTGGCATTACGGAATTGAGTTCGATCTTGTCGGCGCGCAAGAACGCACATGGAAGGTCGACCAGTCCGCCGAGTTCATCGAGCGCACGAAGATGATCGCGCTCGGGGTCTCTAAGAGTTTCCTCCATGGGGAGGTGACCTATGCGTGTTTACCCGAGGGCACGCCTGTCCGGATGGCCGATCACACCTCCGTTCCGGTCGAAGAGATCCGGCCCGGTGCCCGCGTTGTCGGTCGCGACGGGCGGATCGAAACCGTCGCTCGTGCCTGGGATGAAGGCACACCGAAGACGCTCACCGAAATCGAACTCATAGGTGGGAAGACTATCCGGTCGACGCATAATCATCGCTGGCCTGTCTGGGCGTGGCCTCGCGAGTGCGCCTGCGGCTGCGGGGGCCAACTAGCGAAGCTTGGCCAGCGTACACTTCACGGGCATGGCGGTGCAGCTCGCGCTCGGGGCGTTACGTTCGTCGACGTCGACGCGTCCAGTAAGCCGCGCCGGATCCCGACGACTCACGAACCGCACCAAGTCCTGCCGGCCGACGAGCTTCGGGCGCACGACTGCCTACTCGTCCCCCGTCGATTCGAGCCTATTTCCGTCCCGAAGGTCTCCCGCGCACACGCGCGCCTCCTCGGCTATTACGTCGCGGAGGGCTGTCGCAAGGCCTATAACCAAACAGGACGATTCACAACAACGTTCTGCCTGAGTGCAGATGAAGCTGATACTTTCGCTGTCGATATCGAGCGCTGTCTGGACGAGCTCGGTGTGTCGCACTTCCGACATAACGAGGACCACCGGCTTTACGTCGAGACGACGGCACACGCTGCGCTCGACCTTCAGGCCTGGCTTGCCGAACGGGCCGGACACGGAGCCAAGTTGAAGCAGCTCTCCGAGGAGGTCATGCGCTGGCCGCTCGATCTCAAGGAGGAGCTCGTCCGTGGCGCCTTCCGGGGCGATGGGCACCAGACACTTTCTACGCGTACGTATAAGGGAAAGGTCAGCGGGCCGTACCTTCAGGTCGGCTACACCACGGCGTCCGAAACGCTCGCCGAGCAGCTCTGGACGATACTCATCCAGCTCGGGTTCTTTCTCACCTTAGGGAAGCGCGAACGCTTCGATATGCGGGAGGAATGGAAGGACTGGACGATCTCGCACGAGCTGTTACTCCAGAGCGACGGCGCGCAGCGGCTCGCAGACCTCGTCTGGGGACCGCTCTCGCGATCGGGTGAGGTCGCACGTGAGCGTGACGTCCGTGCGACCGTACGGTTCGACGACGACTACGCTTACGTCCCGATCGTCGCTGTTCGGACGGTCAAGAACAGACTTCCCGTCCACAACATCGAGGTGACCGGAACGCATACGTACCTGGCGGACGGTGTCGCGACATGCAACTCGGCCGCCTCCGGGCTCGCCGTCTTCCTTCAGCGACTGAAGGCGCTCCGCGAGTACTTCGAGTCGGTCTGGATCTATCCGAAGTTCTTCCGCCCGGTCGCGGAAATGAACGGCTGGGTCAAGCCGACCCAAGCCGAGCTCGACCACCGCGTCCGGACGAAGCGCAGTCAGCGGGAGCTCCGCGAATCGAACCGGTACATCGTGCCGAAGATCGAGTGGGACCGTCCCCTCGACCCGAGCATCGACTCGGCCATGATCCAGGCGATCACCGCCCTCTCGGGCCTCGGTGTGAAGTTCTCGAAGACGACCTTGGCCTCGCTGGTGAACCGCGACTACGAGACCGAGCTCGGCCAGGTCGTCCGCGAGGCGAAGCTCGAACAGGACCTCCTCGCGAAGCACCCCGAGCTCCAGATGGCGCTCGCCCAAGGCGCCGAGGCCGGCGGCGCCGGACCGGGCGGCGGCCTGTCCCCGGGGCTTCCGCCGGACGCGCTCGGGATGGAGGACCCCGGCGCCCCGCCGCCGGATGCCGGCGGCGCTCCACCCGACGCGGGCGGCGCGCCCCCGACGGCCGACGCGGGCGACAACCAACCGCACGGCGGCACCGAAGGCGGCGACCGCCGCGGGTACGGCGCCTGGCACAAGGACGAGGTCAAGGACCTGATCGCGATCCTTCGCGACGGCGATCAGCCCGAGGAAGAGCCGTGGACGCGCATGTACGACGACTGGACCGAGGCAGCCCAAGAGAAGGATCCGTACGCCCGCGCCGCGCTCCGCGCTCTGGCGGGCGGCGATCCACAAGAAGCTTGGGCGGCCGTCGAGGAGTGGCTCCTCATCGGAGGCTATCCTCCACGCGATGTCCGCGATTTGACTGAGATTCTCCGCCGCGAGAAGGTCCTCCCGGGCGGGCGCCAGGCCGGGCGCCCAAGCCGCCCACCGCCGGCGCAGGCGCCGAGCTCGGCGACCGGCGGCCGATCGCTCGAGGAGGGTGGCACGAACCTATTCGCCGGCGTCGGCGGCCGCGGCCGCCGCCGCTAGCGCGCTGCGGCCCGCGCTTAGGGGCCGACCGAAGGTAGCCCGGTCTCATCCCGGGCATGTTCCGGAAGACCGGCCGCACTGAGTCGCTCGGCATCGTCACGCCGGCACCGGCGCCCGCCCCCACGACGCCCGCGACCGCTCCGGCGCCGACGTCGACGGACGCGGAGCCACGTGAACCGAAGCCGGCGCGGCCGACGGCGGGGCGCTGATGTTCCGGAAGGTCGCCCAAGCTCGGCCGCTCGGAACGCTCGGGTACGAAGACGGCGAGGCGATCCGCCTGACAGCGGCGCCGCTCGAGGCCGAGGACGGGACGCCCGTCCCGGCCGGGCGCTCGTACTACGTCGACGGCGCCCGCAAGCTGAACGTCCGCGAGCTCCTCGGCCGGGTCGCCGAGACCTACGCCGTCTCAGCACGGCCGGAAGACTACTTCTTCGAAGCCATCCGCGCGAACACGACGAACGCCCCGAACGAAAACAACGACGGATTTCACCAGTCGGAACTCCTTCGGTTCGACGTTCGCCTCGGGATGCCGGTCTACATGACCTACGCCGGCAAGCCCCACCACCTAAACCACAAGACCGAGAATCCGAAGGCCGCGCGCGGCGTCGTCATCGACGCGCACTACAACGCGGACGCCCCGCCGCTCGAGTTCTGTCCCGGTTGCCAGGTGCGGACGGCCGAGCGCGCGAACCGCGACGATACCGGCCTTCACTGCAAAAAGTGCGGAACCATCGTCAAGGATGAGTTCGTCGAGGCCCTGATCGGCATCGACGCGAAAAAAGATCCGCTCTTCGCCGACGGCGTCCGAAAGGGTCAGCTCAAGGCCTCGTCGATGGGCTGCAACTGCCTGTCGACGACGTGCAACGTCTGCGGCCACGTCGCGTTCGCGAAGCCCGAGTTCTGCGAGCACATCCGCGCCGGAAATAAGGGGACCTTGTGGAAGCGGCAAGGTTCCCTCTGGACCAAGACCGACGGCCCCTCGATCACGAAGGAACTCAAACGCCGGAAGGTCGCCTTCGTCCCCGACGACTTCTGTTACGTCAAGCTCCCCGACTTCGAAGTTCGTCGCGCCTTCGAGTACTGCTCCGGGGTCATTTTCGACGAAATTTCACGGGTCGATCAGCCCGCCGACGCGAAGGCTCTCCAGATCGAGATCCTCCGCGCTGCGGCCGCCGAACACCCGACGGGGGTGCCCATGGCGCTCGCGGATGAGACTGCCGAGCTCCTTCGAAGGTCCCAGGCGAAGGCGGCGCAGCGCATGCGACCGTCCCTGCCCACCGAGCCAGGTCCGGCAAACCTCGACCCGACGATCTCGGACCTGCCCCACGGGCCAGCACCGACCGGCCCCGGACTCCTCGAACACGACGCTCTCGAGCTTCAGCTCCAGCCGGAAGACGAACCGATCGTGATCGCGCCTCCGGACCAGGAGCTGCCCGGTGGGCCAGGGGCGCCCGGCGCGCCCGGCGCGCCCGGCGAGATGGGTATCGATCAGTACACCGACACGATGGTCGCCCCGCCGAAGCCCGGCCCCGGACGACCGCCGCCGAACGAGGCGATGGGCATGGGCGAGATGGGCGTCATGCCTCTGCCGCCGGGGAAGGCTTCCGCGCCCCGCCGAACCTCCAACCGAGCGCAGCCGGCGCGACCGAACGCTCGCACGCACCTTCCGAGGACCAGCATGCAATTTCGACCGGCGTACGAGGCCTGGAGGGTCCAGGTCTCGGAGAAGGGCAACGCCCGCGTCCTGAACGCGGATCGCGAACCGATCCTCGTTCTGAAGTCCGCGGCCGCGCTCGAAGGTGAGGACGCACGGCGTGCGTTCGGCCGCGAGGTGCTCGCGCACCTCTTCAACCACGGACTCGTGAAGACGGCGAAGGCCTATCGCGCCTTCGTCTCCCCGCGGATCGCGCAGGTCGTCTCGGGCGGCCTCGACGACATGAAGGGCTTCGAGGACAAGAACATGGCGTCCTCGGTCCTCGATAACGCACTCGATACCTTGACCGACCCGCTCGGGACGCCGCCCGCGAGCACGCGCGTCGAGATGCGCGACGACATGGAAGGCGACGTTCGCGGCTCGCCTCCGTCGGCGGTCGACAACGACGTCACCCTGAACTTCACGAGGCAGGACCTCGGCATCACCCAAGTCACCGACAAGCTGGACACCGATATGCGCGACGAGAGCCGCTCCCCCGTCAACCTCGGCCGGGACAACGTGCTCGACGGCGAAGTCCACGACCACACCGAACCCCTTCGGGGAAGGAAGTCGGGCGCCGCGGGCGCCGCGGCCGCCGAGCTCGGCATGCAGCTCGTCTCGAAGGAAGGCGGACTCGGCGCGACGGTCTCGGGCATCCGGCTCACCGCCAGCGGCACCGAGTACGAGCTGGCGGTCGCAGGCGAAGAGACCCCGCGCAAGGTCGCCGAGAAGGACTTCCTCGAGCTGTGGATGGCCCTCGACAAGCAACCTGCGACGCTGAAGCTCCCGGGCCAACCGGCGAAGACCTTCGGCCGCCAGGCCGCGACCTGCGCAAGCCACAAGGATCGCTGCCCGCCCTGGTGCACGAACGAGAAGTCGAAGGGAGGCGAAGGCGGCGAGGCTGCCGAAGGCGGCGGCGGCGAGTCGAAGGAGGCGGCGGCCGCGGCGGCGAAGCGCGCCGCCCGCCTCGAGAAGCTTGCGACCGCGAAGGTCGAGCAGGCGAAGAAGGCGGCCGCGGCCGAGCTCGCCGAGGCGCAGGACGCCGCGGTCGACGCCTTCTGCCGGGCCCTTCGGGTCGTGGCGCACCGCCACGCGAACAACCTCGAGCGGTCGCCTCTGAAGGCCGCCATGTACGACGTCCTCGCGTCGGAGCGCGAGGTCGGCGAGGACGCCGCGACCGGGACGAAGCTCACGTATCGGGCCGTCGCGGACCACGACCTCGCCGTCCACCTCGTCGAGTCGATGTGGAACGAGGGCGCAGGTCAGCACCTCGAGGCGATGGTTGTCCGCGCTCGCGAGCTCATGACCTCGGGCGATGAGTACCTGATCGCGGCCGAGAAGGATCTCCAGAACATGCAGCCGGCGATCCCGAAGATCACGGCCCTCAAGATCGATCACGACAACGAAGTTGGGCTCCATGCAGCCGAACTTCGCGAACAGGCGAGGCAAGGCAACTTGCGCATCGCTCCGGCCCCCACGGCGACGTCATCCAACGGTCACGACAAACGAGCCGCCATTCGTGGCGCGCTCGGCGCGACTTTGGTGGAAGCCACGCGGGGCAAGCTCGGACTCTCCAACTAAGGCGGGCCCGGGCGGCTTCCCCAAAGGACAGGCCAGAAGAAGAGGAGAATAAATGGGAACTCTGGTTTCGAGCCCCACCGCGATGGCGGCGTTTGACTCCCAGATCCACAAGAAGGGGCTGGATCTGAATCGCTCGGTCATCTTCCGAGATCTCGGCACTGAGGTCGTCGGACCGGCGGCCACGATTCGCGCGGGCATGCTCGTCACGCGCGATAACTCCGGCTACATCCAGCCGGCCACCGGGACCGACGTCTACGGCGTCGCCAAGTGGGGCAAAGATACTTTCGGCACCGCGGTCAAGACGGACGAGGCCATCGTCCTGAACGGGACCACGGCGACGAACCTCGCGCGCGCCAACGTCTCGAACGTCACCGTCCGCTCGCTCCCGAATATGGGCGGTGTTCTCTACGTCGGCGGCGCGGGCGATGACTTCACTGCGAACACCACGAACGGGACGATCGCACGCGATGCAGCGAGCACCATCCCGGACGGCGGCACGGTCTACGTGACCTATACCTACGCACTGGTCGACGCGGATTACGACTTCGACGGCCGCTACTGGCAGAACCAGGCCCAGGATCGGACCGCGTACCAGGAAGGGCGCATCACGATCATCACCGACTGGGCGCGGCTCTTCACCGCCGAATGGGCGACCGGCGTCGGCAACGCCGACCAAGAGACCGGCCTCACGTACGCGCTGTCCGGCTCGACCTCGGATCTCTTCTGCTCCTCGACGGGCAAGTTCACCAACGTCAGCGGCACCGAGTTCGTCGGCCGCGTCTACCAACTGCCGACGGCGTCGGACCCCTATATGGGCGTCACGATCCACGGCAACCCGATGGTCTGAGGACGGGGAAGGAAGAGGAGTAGAAGACAATGGTTGCGGCTCTCAATCCCTATCGTCAGGCGATCCAGGCGCCGGCGTCCCCCCGTCCCACCGGACAGGTCCGCCGGGCGTCGACCCAAACCCAGGCGCTCGCGCCTCAAGGACAGGCTGGCCGAGCGCTCGCGCCCGCGCAGCCCCGGCAAGTCCAGCCCGTAGCGGCCGGACAGCAAGCCGTCATCCAGAGCCCGGCCCCGGGGGTGGTGCCGGTGAACTATGGCGAGCCCGGCGCACAACGCGTCCTCGCGCAGGCGCGCGAGCAGGCGCAGGGCGTCGAGGCCCGCGCCATCGGGCGGTTCGCCTCCCGGACGGACGAGCGCGGCTACGATCCCTCGGGCCAGTTCAATCCGCAGGCCTACGGCGGCGAGGCCTGGCGCGACGGACTCACCCGCGCGGTGCCTGATCCGCGGAACAGGATCTTCGATAAGAAGGGTTCGCTCAACGCGTACGACAACAAGGACGCGCTCCGTCAGATCGCGTACCTTCTCCAGTCCGCGACCCGAGATAGTCGGCAGGCCAGGTTCTACCGACAGGGTTCGGAAATGCAGCCCGAAGCTCGGCGCGAAATTCTCGCGGCCGCGGTCCAGGATCCGGAAGGTTTCAGCATCCTCGGGCAAGAATTGCTTCTGCCCATCAAGGATCTCGTCGATTATGAAGGCTGGGCGCGGAAGATTTATCGCGTGCGGCCGCTCGCGCAGGGCGAGTTCTTCCGAATTGCGAAGGACGTCCGCTCGACCGCCTGGGTGATCGGACAGGACGGACAAGGTATCGAGGCCAGGCTCTTCGGACGATATGTCACTCCGAGTGAGTTCAAAATTGGCTCGTTTCCGTCCGTAGATATCAGCGATATTTATCAAATGAATTATGACGTGCTCGATCGCGCCCAGGATACGGCGCGCCAGGAGATCGAGCTCGAAGAGGATAAGCGCGGCCGCGCGCTCCTCGATGTCGCTGCGCAGACGGTGAATACGGTGACGACCTTCGGAACGCTCGGCGTTGCCGCGTTCGAAGATATTCGTTTCCAGGTCGAGCGCCACCGTCTGGTCGTCGAGAAATTCCTGATCAATCGCCAGGAACTCTCGGACATCGTCAAGACGATGTCCGCTCAGGTCGACCCGGTTACTGAACGTGAGCTTTTGCTCGCCGGATACATCGGTTCCTTCCTGAATAGTATGATTATCACGGCCGCCGGAACGGGGGTCGAGGAAGTCGTGCCTGCGGGAACGGTCTACGCGGTGACCGGGCCGGAGTATTACGGCTAAATGGGCATTCGCGTCGAGCTCTTCAGCGAGCCGTACAATTTATTTGCTCAACAGCGTTTCGTGAAAGGCTGGGCCTACGGCGAAATTATCGGTTTCGTCGTCCCGAACCCGCGATCCGCCGCGAAGGGCACCAAGTAATCGCAATCGCAACTCTTCGTGACACGTCACCGCCGCCTGTCCTCCGAACAGACGGCGGTGGCTGTCCGAGGGGACAGCCTGGCCGGCGTGACAGGTTGCCCCACAACGCTCCCGCGCCGCGGTGACCGGCCCGACAGCCGAGGCGGCGACGTGAACGGGGAAGTCCTCGTCGTCGACGCTCAGGAACAAGCCGTCGGGTACGTTCCTTGGGCCGTCGCACGGCGCGCGCTCAAAGCGCGGCAGGTGAAGATGCACCGGCGGTCGCCGCCGGTGCTCATGCTGCCGCCCGGCGAGCATCGACTCCCGTCATTTCGAACCGCTCGAAAGGAACGTGTGATGTCGACGCTCAACAATCCCGCCACCAACAATCCCTTGGCCGTTCCCGCACCCGGTGCTGGCCGTCCGGCCAGTGCCATGGTGGCGAACTGGTTCAAGTTCTTTCAGGAGGAGCGGGAGCTCTGGGTCCAGAACACCTCCTCGACGCAGGTGTCGATCCAGTTCGAGATCGGACCTGGCCAGACGGCCGGGGTGCTCGTGCCGGTCGGCTCGGATCCGGTGTGCCTCACGAACGAGGTCCCCTTCGAGTCGATCAAGAAGTCGTTCGACCTCCGAAAGCTCCTGAACCGCGTACCCGGTGTCCTTCGACTCATCTCGGCCGAGGACGCCGAAGCGTACTTCGTTGCCCGAGCCCAGGCCGCGAATAGCTACACGACCGACCCCGCGACCGGGAAACTCGTCCCGAACGTCTCGGCGGCGATGGCGGAGGCGGAACGTCTCCGTCAGGCCTCCCGTTCGGTCGGCGAAGAGACGGCCGTGGTTGATACCGACGGTCAGGTCCGCTTCACCCCGCCGCGCTCCGCCCTCGAGCTCCAAGCGATCAACTCCGAGGCGGCGGGTAATGTGGCGGAGGGCGAGGACGGGAATCGGACGGCGGCAGGACGCATGACGCCGCAAGACATCGCGGCCGCAGGCTTCGCCAATGGTCCGGTGCGCTCGGACCAGGTCGTACGTCCTGCCCTGTTGAACCTCTGCCAACAAGTCTCGCTCCAGCTTCCGAAGGCCGCGCGAATGGAAGCGAAACCTTTCTTCGAGGCGATCCGGCGGATGGAGGCGACTCTTACCCTCGAGGAACTCCAGTACATTGAAGCCCACGGGAATTATCGTACTGTGAAGAAGTGGGCGCGCGACCTCCAGGCAGTTCGCAACCCGGACGGCGAACCGGACGGGCTCGAGGACGATCTGACGTAGTGCGCGCTCCGGCCTGCGGGAAGCGACGAGAACAGTGCGGAGAAGGAGGAGGAGAAGCGTGAGTTACTTCCAGCAGGCGCAGAAGATCAGCGTCCCCGGCGCGGGGTCGGCGACCTTCACGCTGCGGATTCAGGCCCCGATCGATCGGCTGACGATCTGGGCCGTGTCGGGCACCCGCACGATCACAAACATGTCCTTTCAGGCCCAGATCAACGGAAGGAACTTCCGCGCGGCAGTCCCGATCGCGGCCGCCGTCGCCGCCCACTTGATCTACCAGTCCGGGGGCGGCACCGTGGACAACCTGCTGATCCCGTTCAACGCCCACAACGCTGCGACCGGGACGCCGGATCCGTTCGTCTTCACGATCGCCATCAGCAACGCGCACGGCAGCGCGGAGGAGGTGACGCTCTACGCATCAGGGCTGGCTACGTAAACCGCGGCGGGGTCGGGGTCGGGGTGGGTCGACGCCCAAAGGAGGCGCCATGAACCGTATCGGCTTCCCGTTGTTCCTGTTGTTCGTGCCGGCCCTTGCGCTGGCTCAAGTCGCAACTTCGACCGCCGGGCTTCCCCAGGTCGATACCGCGGACGAGGCCCTCGGCCTCCTCTCGCCCATGCTTCGTGCTTTCCGCGAGCGCGACTTCATGATGCTCGCCGCCCTCCTCCTGACCGGCGCCGTCTGGGGGCTCCGGCAGCTCCAGATCGGCAAGAAGATCCCGGACACCCTCGTTCCTTGGGTGACGATGGCGGTGGCGACCTTCACCTCGGTGGCGGCCGGACTCGCGGCGAAGCAGTCCCTCAGTCACGTCCTTTGGACCGGGCTCGCGATCGGCGTGGCCGCCTCCGGGCTCTGGGAGTCGGTGGGCAAGCTCATCCGCAACCTCATCGGGAAGCTACGGCCGGCGTCGTGATGCGGCGCGATGGAGGTACGACGTGTGGTCTACGTCATCGTGCTCGCCGTGCTCGCGGCGCTCGCCTTCGGTGTCCAGCGGTTCCTCGCGCTCAGAGTCCGCCAGGCCGAGCTCCGCCAGGCGATCCTCGAGCATGAGGCCGCGGTCGCCGCCCTCCGCAAGCGGGCTGAAGAGACGAAGATGGAGGACGGCGTCCTCGAGAAGGAGATCTTCGCCCGCCGCGTCGAGCTCGCCCAGAAGTTCTCCGCGAAGGGACTCACCCCGGAGGAAGTGGCCGCGCGCCTCGCTCGCCTTCGTCTGTAGTCTCGCCCTCGCGGGCGCCCCCCTCCGGCTGGCGGCCGCGCGCACGAGCTCGACGACGGAGAGCCTTTTCGGCTTCGACCTCGTCCTTCACCCGCGGGTGTTCGAGGACGGCGGCGGCGGTGTGCCGTACATCGGCTTTCCCTTGGAGGAGGGCGAGGTCCTGCTCGAGATCTTCGAGCACCGGATCCCGCTCATGAAGGAACAACTCGAAGCGTACGATCGCCTCTCGACGCTCCGGGCGGAGCAAGTCGAGACGGCCTCGCGCGGGTGGTCGCTCGCGGAAGACGCCCTCGCCCGGTGCGAAGAGACCACGACCGCGACCGCGACCGCGGTCGGCGCCGGGAGCCTCGTCGCAGCATTCGAAGCTCGTTTTTTCTGGTTCACGTTCGGAGTGGTCCTCGGGGTTGGAACGGTGTGGTTATTGCGGTGACGGCCAATCCGACGGCGACGGCGGACGGAGGTAACCGTGAATTTCGAGCAGATCATTCAAGGAGGCTCGTTTGCGCTCCTCGCTATCGGAATCCTTGCGGCGGGCCGCTGGCTCGGGCAGCTCGGGACGAAACTCTCCAGCGCCATTATTGACATGATCAACGGACTCAAGGAATCGCAGGAGGCCCTTCTCGAGAGTCAGCGCGCCCAGAACGTCGACCACATCCGGCGAGCGTCGGAGTCGATGCAGCACAACGAGCGGCTGGCCATGATGAACCGCCACAAGGTCGCGACCGACCTCACGACCGTCCAGGCGAACCTGCTTCACGCGATCGAGCGGACCCGGCGCGACGTCATCGGTGAGTTTCGGCGGGAGCGAAACGTCGACATCGAG